CATACCCCGTGATGCCCCGGCCGCGCTTCCCCGATGGGTCGCCGATGGAGCATCGCGACCACGCCGACCAGCAGGCCGGCGAGCCCTACAACCCGTTGTCCTGAAGGAATCCCCATGTGCAACTCCGCCCCCAAGGTGAAGCCGGTGGCCGCAGCGCCCGAAGTGGCGCCCGAGTCGATCGACGATGCCGCCGTGAACGAGCGCGACCGCGAGCGCCAGCGGCAGCGCCTTCGCTTCGGCAGCCGGTCGACCATTCTGGCCGGTGACACCAGCTCGGCGATGCCCACCGCGTCGGTCAAGACGGCTCTGGGTGCCTGACGCCATGTGCACCTCGCGCCAGATCATCGATCCGGGTGGCCTGCTGTTCGGCGACAAGACCGGCAAGTACGCCGATCCGCTCGGCATCACCAAGACCGCCGTGGGTGATCCGACCGGCCGCGTGCGCCGCGCTCGCAAGGAAGCCGAGGACGAGCGCCGGACCTACGCCAGCAGCGGCGCGTCCTCTGTGGCGTATCGATCGCTGGCGCCGACGACAACCGCGCTGGGTGGAACAGCTCCGCGCAATACCGTGCTGGGGGGAGGCTGATGGACATGATGGAGCTGCGCGCGCACTGCCGGCGCCGCAAGAAGGCCATGAAGGACAACCAGACGGACTGGAACACCGACTGGCGCCAGGTGTCGGAGTACGTGGACCCAACCCGCGGCCGCTTCTACGGCGAGACCGACACGAAGCCCAGGAAGCGTAACCGGGCCAAGGTCATCAACAGCACCGCCACCGAGGTCCTGCGCACGATGTCGGCCGGCATGATGTCCCACATGACGCCGAAGGCGCAGCCGTGGTTCCTGGTCAAGACGCCGGACCCGTCGCTGTCTGAGCAGTTTGGCGTCCGGGTATGGCTGGACGACGTAGCGCAGCGCATCCGCGACGCCTTGGCCAGCAGCAACTTCTACAAGGCCATGCCGGTTGTCTACACGGAAGACGGGCTGTTCGGCACTGCGCCAATGCTGATCCTCGAAGATCCGCGCGAGGTGGTCCGGTTCTACTCGCTGACCGCAGGCACCTATGCGGTGGGGCTGGACGACCAGCAGCGTGTCGACTCGCTGTGGCGCCGGTACACGAAGACTGCCCGGCAGCTGGAGCAGCGCTACGGTGCAGACCGGCTGCCGAGAACCGTTCGGGACTGCCTGGCCAACAATGGCGACCGCGAGTTCATCGTTGAATCGCTGATCGAGCCGAATCCAAACGAGCGCCCCGGTATCGGGCCGCTGGGGCTGCAGGCGCCGCAGTTCCGTCCATACCGCGAGGTAGTCTGGATCGATGGTGTTGGCACCGCCGATCACGGGATTCTGGACATCGGCGGGCACTACGAAGCGCCGTTCGTGGTGGCTCGCTGGAATCCGGTGGCTGAAGACGTGTACTCCACCAGCCCGGCGGTCGACTGCTTGGGAGACATCAAGCAGCTGCAGTATCTGGAAGGCGAAAAGCTGCGTCTGATGGAGCAACTCTCCGATCCCACGCTCGGGGGGCCGGAATCGCTGAAGCGGTCCGGAGGCGCGCGCCTGCGAAAGGGCGGCATGGTTTACCTGCCGCAGGACTCGGTCAACGCCACCGTTGCGCCGGTCTACACGCCCGACGCCAGGGCGTTGCAGCAGATCCGCGAAGAGATCGCCACGATTGAGGCCCGCATCGAGCGGGCCTTCTTCTATCAGCTCTTCCTGATGCTGGAAGCGCTGGGTGACAAGACTGACCGCACGGCCACCGAGATCGCCACCCGCAAGGAAGAGAAGGCTGCCGTGCTGGCGCCCACGCTGGAGTCGATCACGGACGAAGTTCTCGACCCCGTGATCGTCCGCGTGTTCCGCCTTCTGGAACGCGCCGGCCGCATCCCGGACCCACCGCAGGTGCTGGCGGACCTGCCCCTGAAGATCGAGTACACCAGCATCCTGGCGCAGGCGGCCAAGGCCGCAGCAGTCGGCTCCATCGAGCGCACGGTGCAGTTCGTTGCCGGCGTCGCCCAGGCAACCGGCGATCCCTCGGTGATGGACAAGCTGGACGCGGACCAGGTAGTCGACGAGTACACCACTGCGGTCGGTGGTCCTGCTTCGATCATCCGCAGCGACGATGCGGTGGCCAGTATTCGTGCCGATCGCGCCCAGCAGCAGCGCCAGCAGCAGCTCGCGGCGGCCGCGCAGCCGCTGAAGGACGCAACCCAAGCACTGAAGACCGCCAGCGATACGGTGCCCGAGGAAGGCTCGGCGGCCCAGGCGCTGATTGACGCCATGCAGGGTGCCGCATGAGCAGGCCGGGGCGTAGCCAAGAGGACATCGACCAGGAACGGCGCGAGCACCAGCTGGCCGCGCTGGAGCTTCGCCAGCTGCGCGAGGACATCCGCAGCGTACTGGCGGAGCCTGTCGGCCGCCGCGTGGTCTGGGCGTTCCTGCAAGCAATGGGCGTGGACGCCAGCGCCTTCAACACCAACGCGATGGCCCAGTCCCGCGCCATCGGCCGGCAGGAGGCCGCCCTGTGGTGGCTGCTGGCAATCCGTGACAACTGCCCGGAGCGCGAAGCTCAAATGCGCGCTGAGGCCAACAGTGCACTGAAGCGGCTGCAGTCGCAGCTGCAGCAACCCGAGGAAAGTGAACATGTCGACTGAAACCGCCACCGAGACCAGCACCCAAAATTCTGGCGACGGCGAGGGCAAGACCACCACCAGCACCACGGAACAGCAGGGCACCGGCGGCAGTGGCCAGCCGGCAACCGAGGGNGATGCGAAGGGCACCACCAGCACGGGCACCAAGGACGAAGGCGGCGAGGCCGGCAAGTCCAAGGGCGACACCAGCGATGGCGCACCGGAGCAATACGAGGCGTTCAAGGTGCCGGAGGGATTCACCCTCGAAGGCGACCGCCTCGGGCAGGCGACCGAGTTCTTCAAGGCCAAAGGTTGGACGCAGGAACAGGCCCAGGAGGCCGTGGACCTGTATACCCAGATGGCCGGACAGGACGCGGCGGCACTGCAGCAAGCCGTGGAGGCTCAGCGCCTGCAGCAGCTGGAACAGTGGGGCGTGGATGCCAAGCAGCAGCTGGGCGCCAAGTACGACGAAACTGTCGGCCTGGCCACCACCGCGGTAAAGGCCATCAACGACCCCGGGCTGACCAAGGCGTTCAACGAACTGGGCTGGGGCAACCACCCGACCATGATCAAGGCGTTCGCCTTCTTCGGCGAGTTCCTTCGCGACAGCAAGGTGGACGGTCTGGGCGGTACCACCACCAGCGGCACGCAGAGCACCGGTGACCGCATGTACCAGTATGCCGACCGCCCGGCCGCACGCCAGCGCGACTGAGCCAACACAACAACCCATCCCACGGCCGCCGATTGGCGGCTTTTTCGTATCCAGAGGACTGAACAATGGCAACTCTGACCCGTGATGTTCCGAACATCACCGACATCTCCACCCGCTACACCCAGGACGGCAAGCCGCTGCCGATCGCGGAGATCCTGACCAAGCGCAAGCCGGTCTTCCAGGACATCCCGTGGGTTGAAGCCAACACCACGAACGGTCATCGCATCGGCGTCGAAACGCAGCTGCCCGAGGCCGTTCTGCGCAAGCTCAACGCTGGTGTGAAGCCGTCGACCGGTAAGGCCGCCGACATCACCGAAGCCACTGCCGAGTTCGCGTCGCTGGGCCAGGTCGACAAGGTGCTGGCTGAGCTGTCGACCAACGTCTCCGACTTCCGCGTGAAGAAGAACGGCCGCCACATCGAGGCGATCGGCCAGAGCTTCGAGTCGCAGTTCTTCAATGGCTCCAAGATCCAGTCGGCCGGATTCGTGGGCCTGAAGGAGCGCTACGCCGACGCCACCGGTGACCTGTCGCGCCAGATCATCAAGCTGTCGGGCACTGGCAGCAACCTGACCTCGATCTGGGTCGTTGGCTGGGGCGATGACTCGGTGTATGGCATCTACGCCAAGGGCACCAAGGCCGGCATCCAGCACACCGATTACGGCGACGAGCTGGTCGACGACGACAACGGCGGCAAGTACCCGGCCTACCGCGACTGGTTTGCGCTGCAGGCTGGCCTGGCGGTTGAGGACCCGCGTTGCATCGCCCGCGTGGCGAACATCAAGGTCAGCAATCTGAAGGTCGATCCCGAGCCGAACACCGAGCTGGTGCTGATCAACGAGCTGATCAAGGCGACGCACCGCATCGAGCGCCTGGAGAGCTTGAACACGGTGATCTACGTCAACCGCGACATTTACGAGTGGCTGGACATCCAGGCCAACAACCGCCGCATCCTGGCCCTGAAGCAGACCGAACTGAACGGCCAGCCGGTGAACACCTTCCGTGGCATCCCGATCCGCGTCAGCGACGCGCTCGCCTGGGACGAATCCGCCGTCGCGTAACTGACCGACCCCGCTTCGGCGGGTGCCGAAAGAAAACCCACAAACCTGGAGCAAGATCCATGTCCCACATTGACGCACGCGCCGAGTTCTCCTCGGCGCAGGCGGTCACCGCGACCGCCATTTCGACCAACGTGATGAACCTGAAGGGCACCGGCCTTGCGCCGAATGCCACCGAAAACTTGGGCGCTCCGGCGATTACCTATCTGGTGATCGTCGCCACCCAGGCTGCAGCAGCGGCAGGCGCTGCCACCGTCGTCGCGTCCCTGGAGTCGGCCGACAACGCCGCCCTGTCCACCAACCCGAAGGTGCACTACGCCACCGGCGCCCTGGCACTGGCCGACATGACCGCCGGTGCGGTTCTGGCGGTCGTGCCGCTGCCGGCGGGCGACTACAAGCAGTATCTGGGCGTGCGCTACACGGTGGCGACCGGACCGCTGACGGCTGGTGCCTTCAACGCGTATCTGACGCTCGACCCGAGCATCTGGCGCGTGTACGCAGACGGCAAGCCGACCACCCCGGCGTCCTGATCGCACCACTGGCAACACAAGGCCGCCTTCGGGCGGCCTTCTTCTTTCTGGGTGAGCCATGACCTCCCAAGTTGAAATCTGCAACCTGGCCTTGGGCAAGCTGGCCCAGGACATCACGATCACCTCGCTCACCGAGCGCTCCAAGGAGGCGCGCGTGTTCTCGCGCCTGTGGGAGCCGATGCGCGATTTGGTGCTGGCCGACCGGCTGTGGCCGTGGGCGATGAAGGCCCAGCGCCTGGCCGTCGCCGCTGAGGCACCGATGCCGGGTTGGGAGATCCGCTACGCCCGTCCGGCGGATTGCATCACCGTGCTGGCCATCACCGACGACCAGGGCATGCGCGCTGGCCGCCGCCTGTCGCGCTGGTGCGCGCCGCAGTTCCGCCAGTGCCATGGCATCCAATTCGAGCAGGCGATGGGCACGGACGGCACCTCGCTGTTGTGCGATCAGGCCGAGGCCTATCTGATCTACGTCGCACGCGTTGAAGACCCGGAGCGCTATCCGGCGCATTTCGTCGATGCGCTGGCCTGCAAGCTGGCCGAGGAATCGGCACCGACGATCATCGGGGCAAATGGCTTCTCCAATAAGTCGGGCCTGAAGCAGCTGTACCAGCTCGCGCTCAGCCAGGCCGCGGCGCATGACTTCAACGAGGCCGACGAGGACGAGCGCCAGCCGTCCATGGCCCAGATGGTGAGGGGCTGACC